AATAGATTGAAGTGTCTTAGTTGCTACTCCATTTGTAAAGGTAAACTCTTCGATAATTAAAACAATTGTTGTAGTTTTAACTTTTATTTTAAAATATCCCGAATCTAAATTACTATTTTGAGCGGTGATCTGATCCTGCAAAGACTTTCCCATACGTGCATCCAGTGCATAGCCTTCTTCCGTGGTTAATGCATTGTTTACCACATTACTTCTTGATAACAGCTGATTTAGCACCTTATCCGCTATCACATCGATCAACGCCTGGACCGTACTTGTCGCATTTTCCTTACCTAATAATCCTAAAAGATCCACAGCTGATACAGACGATGCTTTTCCGTCAAATCCGCCTAGCCCCTGTATCAGCCCTTTTACCACATTTGCATCAGATGCTGCTGCGGATGCACTACTACTAGCCTCTGATGCTTTTTGGGTAGCTGTCTGAGCTGCACTACTGGCTGCCTCTGCGCTTCCAGCTGCCGCCTCTGCACTGGTGCTGGCTGCACTTTGGGCTGCGGTCGCTGTCTGTGCCGCACTACTGGCTGTTTCTGCGCTTCCGGATGCCGCCTCTGCACTGTCACTGGCTGCATTCTGTGCTGTGGTCGCTGTCTGTGCCGCACTACTGGCTGTTCCAGCACTTCCGGATGCTGCCTCTGCACTGGCACTGGCTACACTGGCAGCTTTTGTTGCTGTCTGCGCTGCGCTACCAGCTGTTCCAGCACTTCCGGCCGCTGCCTCTGCACTGGCACTGGCTGCACTCTGCGCTGCGGTCGCTGTCTTAGCCGCTTCTACCGCAGCTTCACCCTGCTTCTGCCACTCTGCTTCATTTTTCAGCCTAGCCGATTCATTTTCCTGGCGGATCTTTTCTGCTTCCACTCTGCTACTTTCCGCAGCATCCATTGATTCAGTCTTCTGGTCAATCCGTTTTTCCAGTTTTTCAAGTTCGGACAGCGCCATTTCCGCACCATCCGGAGTATTTATGGTATCTCCAACATACAGGTATCCCTGATTTGTTGCCCACTTCACGGTTCCGAAATCATCTGATCCCCGAAGTGCAATAAATACCGTTCCCACCTGCTTCACGCTGGCAGCACTCACGGTCCATGTCAATATCACATGCTCATCTGTTATTTCTTTTTCAAGTACATCAGTATCCTTAGTTTCCTTTCCGTATCTCAGATCAATACGAAAATCCAGGTTAGATATGTCAATACCGCCTACAGTGAGGCGGTTGATCTTAAACTGTCTGGTTTCTGAATTGTTATCGAACTGTGTCCCTATCTGTCTTTCTGCTACCGGGATCACCAATTCTCTTCCCCGTACAGTTATCATATCTTCCGCCCCCTTTCAGTTACTCCTTGTATCTTACTTTTTCTTCCAACTCAATTGCATATTCGCGCTGAGCCTCTGCATTCTCAAGAACTTCTACAACAGATTCTGGGAGTTCATTTGTCACTCCACGCTTAATCAGATAAGACTTTCCGTTCACTGCTACAAAAACATCTGCACGTTCCTTTTCTGAACTACCGATAGGAATTTTGAATCTGATCAGTCTTTCTCCATTTTTCTGAGCCTCTGTATTCTGCTCTACTACTGCATCCTCTATCTTTGCAGTTCTTCCCATTTTTAAACCTCCTTAGTTGTTCTCTCCATCACTATACGTAGAGGCAGTCTCAATTCGGATCATATAAGCCTCTGTTAAAATTTCAGTTACCTTTAAAGCCTTCCATCCTACTGTAGCACGCTGATCCAACGGGTCACTGGTGCCTCCGCTACCCAGCTGTTTGATAATGGTCTGTAAGCCGCCACCCTCAATCTCGGTAGTTGCATATGCATTTGCACCTAAGATCAATGTTGCATATACATCAATTTTTGTAGCATCAGAACTGCTCTTTGCAGCTCCGGCCTTGGCCCAAATCTTTGCTTCTGAGGTCTCAACAAAGCGAACTCCCTCAATTTCTCCGATCTCTCCATTGTAAATTCTTTCTGGATTTTTATACTTAACTGCAGAAATCCAACGTTCATCATCTGTAAGATCATAAGCACAATCCGGATGTATAATACTAAAGTAGTATCCATTGATTTTCTTTGCATTCTGCTTTTTCAGGAATCGCACTGCCTTTTTCACAGCCCTAACTGTCAACTTCATTTCAGAGGTTAACGCTGCTCTGGAAGTTACCTGACCCTCTGCGTACTGTACATTTGTTCCAGCTGCCAGGACTTCTCTTGAAATTGTATCAAGAGTTCTACCTGCCTGAGATCCGATCAGAGTTGTTGCTTCGACGATATTGTTGTCGATTGCCGTTAAAATCAGCAGATCAGACAGTGGAATGAAATCACCATACTGTTTTACCGTTGCCTCGATCTTAGTAACATTCATCGCTGTACCAGTCGGTGTTACACCTTCGGTTAATGGGGTCATCGCTTTTGGCAACTGATCATACTTACGGAACTCAATGGTCTTACCACCATTCTTTGGGATATTTCTTTTCTGTGCCCACTGATCATGTACAAGTTCAGGCTCTGCATTCTCGATCAGATTGCGATCGTAAAATGTTTTCATTTCTACAGACATTCCAGGTGCCGTAGTTGTGTTTGCCGGTGCTTCAAATAATCTAAGATTCATGTAAATAATAGTCTTTTTCATGCTTTTTCCTTTCTACATCGTAATGGTCTCCCCTCTGGCTGCGCGCTCCATGATCTTGTGGAACTCTTCTGGTGATAAATCCCATGCACTCATTTTCGTTCCATTTGCGCTACCGGCACCCACTCCATTTTCTGATGGTCTGCCATTGCCAGATCGGATTGAATCCGCAACTTTTTTCTTTGTATCTCTCTCTGTCTGGGCCATTAACCCTTGTGTGATCTCGTTGAAATGAACTGCTTTATAGGCGTTTTCGACTTCTACTCCGGCTCCCAACAGCCTGGTAAAAGCCTCATTCTCACATTCTTTTGCCATATCAAATTCTGGGAAATGCTGCTTACAAAGCTCAGCCTCTCGGTCCCATCTGGCATAGATATCATCCCTCTGCCTGATCTGCTGCGCTCTCTGGGCGCTTTCAACCAGCTGTCTATTCTGAGCCTCTGTCTTTCTCATTCTTTTCAGCTGATCAACAGTCATGTTTTCTTTAAGAGCCTGCTCTTCCCAGAAAGAGTTATCATTGTCGATGGCTTCCATGATCTTTGCTACATTTCCGTCTTCGATACCGTATCTTTCGGATAGCAACGATATCAAAGGCGTATATGAATCCAGCTGTTCATGCAGCTGCTGCTCATCCTTAAATCTTCGGTCAATATGGCTTTTTACGTCTTTACCATACAGATCACGATACTTTTCCTTGAATTTTTCATAACCTGCCTGCCGCTCTTCCGGTGTTTCTTCCAGTTTCTGGCCTTCCTCTGCCCCAGTGCTTCCAGTGGTGTTCTGGACATTTTCTCCCGTTTGATCTGCTGCTGGTGCTGCCGCACCGGTTCCACCGCCTTCACCTTCAAAAAGTCTTAAGTTCATTTCGATGATTCTCTTCATTTTGCTCCTCTCAGCAGTCTTTCCTGCGTGTCCAAAATTCAGCGGTCTTTCCCGCGCGTTCTGTTTTCATGCTATCACATTCATTTTTTCTTCTCTACCACCCCAGATTTTGCGTTCATATGGACAAATTCCGGGTAAGATTTGCTTAATGTTTCATACCCTCTCTGTATGGTATAAACTATCGCGTTCAAACGCTTCTGTGCTTTCTTCTTGACCAATACACGAATGTCTATCAATCCCTCTTTGATCTGCAAGTCCTGTATCACTACTGCTTTCTCTTCTCCCAGGTCGATCATACACTGCGCTGCCGTCTGTCCAATGGCAGATACTGCAGCACAAACAATATCATGTCCTTCCGGAAGTCCCATAGCGCATCCGTATCCGGCATGACCTTCCACCTTCAAACGGAAGTATCCTGGCACGTTTTCAAATGTAATCTCTGTCACTGGTTTACCTCCGTTGCTGTAGCTGCCTTTTCCCTGGCCTTTCCTGCCTGGCTGGTATCTGTATTCACTGCCTGTCCTAAAGAATTTGTCTTTATGCTATTTCCCTGGTTTACATTCACATCTGTCATAGCCATCTGGTTGTTTCCAATCAATCCATTAACAGCCTGGATCAGATCCGGTCTATTTGTCATTTCAGCAACCATCGGTGCAAGCTGCGCTAATATCTGCTGCAACTGCTGGATCTCCTGATACATGGTGCCATTCTCTGATATCTTTTTAATCACTTCTTCTCTACGATCAAAATCCATCATAGATACTACCGCAAGGGCCTGATCCGCAAGCTGAGGATTAAACAGTCCCATACCAAAGAGTTCTTTTGCCAGTTCGTTGTTTGCGATCCTGCTATACGGGCTTGCCTTCTGTGCCGATATCTTGACGTCAAACACTGGTCTTCTAGTCAATATTTCCCCATCCATCATTGTTGCTGTCTGTTCCTGTAAGTCGCTCTTATCCATCATCACATACTGTGCATCACCATTCGGCTGAGTGATCCGATAGCAACGAGGCAGATCATAAAACTGCCTGATAAGCTCAATAATCAGTGTCACAACCTCTGCATGTGCGGTGTAGCTAGTTTTGATCATATCCCGGCTCAGTTTACTTCCTGCTTCCTGCAATGCTGCGATAGCTGAAGCCGCAGTTACTCCCGATGCTGTGGATCCCTGAGAAAAATCCCGGTTTCCGCTTGTTTCTTTCAGCTCATCCACTTTGATTGTTCGCATGTTGATAACATATTCCGGAAGCTGTGGCGGCTGGATCTGCTTAATTTTGGTTTCGTCCATTGTTCCAGATACTTCCACCAAATCTTTGCTTAAATCAGCAAAATCCTCTGCATTTACATTTGATCCTGACGATACAAAATATCTCGGTTTGCTCAAATTTGCAGACTTGAGTATCACCGAATCCAGCTTGTCTATATATTCCTGGGGATTTACCATTACATCCAGGTATCCAAATCCTGCCGGCGATCCTTTTTCCGGGAACATTACATCAAATACAAACGGATATTTCCCATGCTCATACCATCCATTAGTGCATGTTTCATCATCCTCAGATGCATACAACACAATTCCCGGAATAAATTTGCAGTAGTGCAGCACCGTCTTAACTCCGCCAGTTGCAAGCATTATTCTTTTTTTGTAGTACCAGTCAATGACCTGCACCTTGTTGCTTGTATCGATGTTCTCATCATAGATATACTCTGACTTTATCAGTTCGCCCGTGCCTACTGTTTTATCTTCAAGTTCTGGATATGCTTCTTTTAGCTCATCCAGGTCCATAAGTTCTGTGGTAAATACATCCTTGGATCGCTGTATGTCCTTTATACCAGGCTCCCAGTAGATATTCATGATATCCTGGCATTTCACATCAACGTCTCCTAAGCCGTTTTCTTTTTCTTTGTTCCAAAAGACCCCGTAAATGGCTGTACCAGTTTTGGGCTTATCCCAAGAGCAGTCATTGTATACCTGCTCAAAATTATTCTGATCAAGTATAACCGGCACCACCTGAGAAAGGATTTTCGCTGTATCCTCATCTGACTGTTCTCTGGGAAGAATAGCCGGACATGGGTAATTGTCCATAAAATCCGCATGTTTATTAATCAGGCTGTTAAAAAGCCACGCGCTCACCGGCTGAGGATCGTTTGCGTTGCGAAATTCACTGTTAAATCGCTGCCAGTGGTTATTCTTCCACCACTCCTCTGCACCTACAATTCTTGTTTCTAATGCTGCTTTTCCCGCTTTATACTTCTGCAACCTGGCATAAGCATCATCTACTTCTTTTTTACCAATTTTCTTTTTTACAAGTTCTTCGTCCATTTTCGCTCCTAAATCCTAATGATTTTATATGCTTTTTCACGTTCTGCCTTATACAGATCCAAAGGATCATCCAGCGGTGGCTTTTTCTTTACATTCGCACGCTGTGCGATCTGATACTGCATCAGGAAATATCTGCACTCATCATAAATATGGTCTTCCTGTGTTGTATCAATATCTTCTACGTTCTTTTCATCATATACCAGCTGTGGAATCGTCCTTATAAATCCCTTACATGTGTTAAAAACGTAAAATAATGGATGTCCATCTGCATTAAATGCCAGTCTGTAATGATATTGCATTTTCCCGGCAATTCGATGATTATCGCCTGGGCTCCAATACACTCCATTTCGGGCCATGATGTCCGCTATAGACTCGCCTCTGCTCACATCAAAGATTGATGGATCCGCTATGCCTGCTATCTTTCTTCCTTTAAGGTTTGGATCCGTTTCTTCTACTTCCCGGATCATCCGCGCCTGCTCTGCGGGATCCACTTCCAGTCCTACATTTGCCTGTCCCTCTTTGCAACCGTACAGCTCACGGATCCGATACACACAGCCATTATAATCAATGGCATACCAACCTACTGAGAAAGGCTTTACATATCCAAAGTCATAGCTCCTGCCGATCAACCAACCCTCAGGGATCTTAAATGGTTCAATAACATGTGTCCATTCACGGCTTTCGTAATTTGACGGGTCATTTTCCCATTCTGAGAATACCTGTCCACTGAACGAATCCCAATCACCATACAAAAGCGCATTTCTTTCTGCTTCTGGCAGCATAGCCAGTGATGCGATATACTCCGGGTTGTTGTCCAGCAAAGCCTTATTATCAAACACAGAGCTAGGGATAAATATCCTGTCTCTGGTACGCTTTATCACCTCACCGGATGGTTTGGTGATATTCACTTCCTGCACAATCTTAGTCTCCGGCTTCGCTATGCTCACAAATCGTGCTTTTACCCACGGATGTCCTGGACCGCCTGGGTTCGCCGTACTCCTGATATATGTTCTTAATCCAGGTGCTGATGATCTGACACGGGAAAAGAGATACATATACTCTTCTTTCGCAAAATGCGTCAGTTCATCAAATCCCACAAAATCAAAATGTCGGCCCTGGTATTTAAGCTTGTCCTTCGTGTGCTGCATTTGCCCGAAATAGATCATTGCACCAGATGGAAACCTCCAGGCATGCTTACTTTCGTTGTATTTAGCTCTTGGGAAAGCTGAGCCGTAAAGCTCATGGCTGCGGCTTATGATGTCTTCCAGCTCAGGGTAAGTCTTTCTGAAAATGATTGCGCGATACTGTGGGATTTGGACTTGTCTCAGTGCCTCTGCCACTAAATAATCACTCTTTCCACCGCCAGCAGCTCCACCGTATAAAGCCTCAAATTCTGGACGTGACATCATTATTTCCTGCCGGGGCTGCGGTGCCCATACAATTCTTTGGTTACTCATCCTTTTTTACTTCCTTGCTGATCTGCTCCACCTGGGTTGGCGTCAAAACAATAACACCAGTTCCCTCATCATCTGCCATAGCCTCTGCAACTTTTTCTTTCCAGATATCCGGTTTACGGTTCTTCAGCCAGAATATGATTGCTTTTATATCCGGTTCAAAATAGTGGACCTCTTCCGCCGTCTTTAATTCTTCAAACTCTTTTATCTTTCTTCCTGTTGCTTCGTCATATTCTACAGTCTTAACTTTAAAAGCCTTTTGCTCCCTTGCATAAAAGCCAATGGCCTTTTTGTACAAACTGTTCTCGATCAGACGATCCGCAAAGTCTTTCCCGGTTGCCAGCGCCGCATTAATTGGTGCATATTTCTTTTTCCATTCCGCCAGCGTGGATCTGCTTATCCCTATCTGCTTTGCTATTTCTTCATCTGTCATTCCGGCTCTTGCCCAAGCTGACAGAACCGCCTGATGCTCTTCACTTTCTGCCCATTCCCGCCATTTCTGGCGGCCTGCTGCTTTTCGCTTCTTTTCCGCCATATCACCACCTCATAGCATCAATTTTATATTTTTTCCTGTCCCTTCTCTACCACCCCACCTTTGTCCGGTTTTTCCCACGCAAAAAAGCCCTATATCAGGGCTTCTCTACTAACTTACCGCGCGCGCATGTATGCGCACATCAGCATGTCCGATTGTGTTTACTCATAAAATTTCTCAAAATTATCCTTCTTCCACCATATCAACAGATCCATCTGCTACCATACGGCATTTATATTTTCCCGCTCTTGCTTTTTCAATCTCTTCAGCGCTCACATGGATCACTGGGCCTTCTCTTCTTGCCAGAGCTGACACCCAAACCATGGCTCCTTTTGCAATCAGATCTGCCTCCATAAATCTTTTTCTGTCCCTCTCTGCCTGGCGTTTTGCCTCTGCCTCTCTCCGTTCTGCAATCTTCACTCTCTCCATTAAGCTCATTTTCTTTTTCATTTCTTCTCATCCTCCATTTGTGTTTTATAGATTCCCTTAAAGTAAGGGCATGTCTCATACATATCTTCGCAAAATATCCCGGCAAAGTTGCTTTTTTCTTCATGGCACGTAAAAACGATCTGGTTTTTGATCTCAAACCCCAGATTGCAGCATATGTTCTGGCAGGTTATTGTTGCCTGCTTTTTTGTGTCACTTGCCATAGTCTCATAGTAAGGGCATCTTACCCGTACACTATAATTCAACTTCGCAACGCCCCCTTTCTTCTCTTTCCCCCTTTCTGCATATCTTCACGGGATCCATGTTTGATCATCCGGGCATAGATGTAAAACATCGCCAGATCCTGATTATATTTAACCTCTGCATCCAGGAACTTATATCCTGGATAGGCTTTTTCCATTTCCTGTCGCATGGTATCATCATTTTTTACCATCCGGTTCACTTTCCCTCTGCGGAACTTCCCGTAACTTCTGGTCGGTTCCGATGGCTTTTTCAGGTTCTTGGAGGCACACCATCTTTTTGTGCCTCTTGGGTTATTCGTAATGTATGTTGCCAATCCTGTTATCAAAAAATCCTCATCTGGCTTAATTCTCCGAGTATTTTTTCGATCGCATTTTTTCCACATATCTTCCAGTTCATCACGATCCACACCCTCTCCGGTCATAAGGATGTGGAAATGTGGACGGACTTTTCCATCAAACGCCAGAATGTATATGTATTTAATATTTTTCAGTCCATTCTTTTTTCTGCGATAGTTTATTCTCGTAATAAAATTCCGAATGTCCTTGATAGCAGCTTTGGCATCTCCTGGCATGTACTCATCATTCCAACCAAATGTTGCCCAGATATCGCCTTTGCCAAAATTGATGCAGGCCAGTCTGATGCAATACCTCCTTGAGTTCTTATCATTCAGATTTTTTTGTGACGGTTTGGTCTCTCTCTTTTTCAGGGTTACTGGCATATCTCCCCTTTTCAGGAATGATGGATAGACCTGTGATTCTAGCAGCTCGTCACCACTCACCAGATTTTTAGCTCTATTCGTCGTTGTCCTATAAAGGCAGCTCACCCTCTGCTCAGAGATCAGCTTTTCAATCTCCCACTCCTGCAGCTTCTCTGCCTGTTTATCATATGCTGATTCATAATCATAGTTATCGTAGTGCTTCATGCTGCTCCTCTTTAGTTCCTAAATATTTATGATATTTCTTCCGTTTGTTAATACCCATTACAAGGACGGCAAAGAGGATTTCCCCCTGACCTTTTTTATGGGGCCCGTTACAGGCCCCAATCCTTTTTCTATTAAACTGCCCTTTTTCTAATCATCCTCAACGTGTCCGGTGTTGATTGAGCATAGTACATACTCGTTACTTTAGAATCCGCGTGACCCAGGACTTCCTGGATCGTTCCTATATCTACGCCTCTGTTTTTCAACTCCATTCCCAGTGTCTTCCTCATCTTGTGAGGATAACACCGGTTTGTCACACCTGCGTGTTCCGCAATTTCTTTCATGATTGTCCGTACCGAAGATGTCCCTATTGGTTTATAAGGTTTACTCTTTGAAACGAACATATGTTCATTATCGTCTGTCCTGGAGTTCCAATATTTTTTGTAATGGTATAAAGCATCCGGATCCAGATATATGGTCCGATACCGGTTACTTTTTTCACCTAGAATCAAAATATCCCCTGTTTCCCAGTTGATCTGGTCAACAGTTATCTCAACAATTTCTCCTACGCGTGCCCCGGTACTGCGCAGTACTTCAATTAAGGCTCGTTCCCGTAAGGTCCGGCAATTGTCTCTTAAACGTGCCATTTCTTCCGGTGTAAAGAAATCTATAGGCTTTCTCTGCACCTTTAATGGCTCGATTGCTTCAACTGGATTTACAGTTATAAGCTTTTCTTTCCGCATCCAGGAAAAGAAAGCGGACAAATACCTTCTTTCGCTATTCAAAGTTGAGTTCTGATTTTTTCGTCCGGTTACTGGTACATTCCGGTTCTCATACCAATTGAGATAGTAAAATATATCATGCTCATCCATCTGCACCAATGGCTTGTCCAACACCGTGATCAGGCGTTTGATTGATGCCATATAACCATATTTAGTCCCTTCACGAAGCTTTTTCTTCTTATATAAAAAGAGTTTAATTATGTACTCATTCTGTTGATCCACACTATTCTTAATCTCTGCCGGTAGCGTATTGATTCTTTCCATAACCACATCTATCGTCTTGTCAACTATCACGCGCTCCAGAATTTGGATTAAATCAGCAGCAATATATGCTGACATGGCAACGATTACATCATTAATAACCTGTGTTTTAACATTCTCATTTGTCATAGATATCCTCCTTTTCCTTGCTTAAGAAGGGTATATATGATATACTTATCTTAAGCAGAACGGCGGATCATGGTACCTTGGGCGGTTAATGATCTGCCTGTTTTTTTGTTACTGTGTTCTGTTTCCATCGGCTTTTCTCCTTTCTTCTCTAAACCATTTGCCATCACCTTTAAGCATCCTGGTCCTTGTTTCATCCCAATCTGCACAAAGCTGTGCACTGTATTTATTTAGAGCTACTTCACATTCAATTTCAAAGTGTTTCAATCTATACCTTCTTTTTATCAGACTATTTAAACGAGCTGCTACCGAGATGTTTTGGCTGCTCACTTGCAGCATTTCTCGCAACTGTTTGCTCGTATACATTCCGCAGTACGTATTTCTGTCGTACAATTCATATAAATTAACTTTATTCATTTTTTTCTTCCTATCTTGGTATCTTTCCAGTTTTTTCACATAATGCTAGGTAATTATCCACCGCTAAACGAAATTTTTCCCGCAAATCGCGTATATTGGAGGAATGAAAACTTACCAAATCAGAGCAGTTAGAAAGAGTTCCCACATATATCATTTCTTTGGAATCATATTCGATTTTTGCTTCATAACCTTTGTATGTCATAAAATCTCTCCACTAAATTTCAGTTTTAGTAAGTATTGATAACCACCAATACCCACCACTAAGCTACATTTTCCAGATACATTTCCAAGGCTTTCCGGATTACCCAGGACATGGGCCGGTCTTCCTTCTGGCAGTAGACCACCAACCTCTCCAGCTGCTCTGGATCCATGGTTATATTCTGCTTCACATACTTCTTACCTGCTTCTTTCTTTGGTCTTCCTCCTGCCATACCTCTGCCTCCTTCCTCATTGGTGTGTATCTATCTTGGTTTTTGTGGTTATCTCAGTTTTACTGCATAACGTTATTAACTTTATGCAACTTTATCCTCTGCCTCCAGGAAGGCTGCAACAGCCTTTTTTATCAGCCACGCTATGGTTCTTTCATTCTTCTGGCAGTAAGCCACTACTTGCCGGAGCTGCACAGGATCCATGCTCACGCTCTGTCTGACGGCTTTATCTTCTGCTTTCTTCTTCGGTCTTGCCATATCACTACCTCCCTTTCCGTATGCTTATTAAATTTTGGGTTATTTCAGTTTTCCATATCAAGCTCTTCGCAAATTTCCTCGTAATACCTCTTTTCATCCGCAAAATGATCGTACATCATTTCCTCTACCATCATTTTGGCATCATGTTCACACATTTCCTTGCCGGTCAGCAAGTTCCAGTATGTATCGAGCACATTCGATGTTGTAAACCAATCTCCCTCTGAATCTCTAAACAACGCCACTATGACTTTGGGATCATCTCCATGATGCCCGAACACAAGCGTGTGAACCACTGCGCCGGATGGTTCTTTGTTCTCTACCCACTTTTTCATAGTATCCTCCAAATCTTAAAATTACGTTACTCCCAAGCAAATTTTTCATGCCATATCTCTGATTTTTCAAGCGGCGCAAAATTACTGCGACACCGCTTTGCATCTCCCTTTTCTCGGTGGTTCGGTCTTGGATCTATATCCGCGCCGCACCATACATAATCATCGGCATCTTGTAGTAACTTGCACCTGCTGCATTGGTATGCAATCATTGCCATTCACATCATCTCCAAATCTTAATTTTAAATATTCTCATAGGTTTTTTCAAAGATATCCGGCTTACACGGATACAGCTCACCGTTGACGCCCTTAATCACATAATCCCATACTGAAACATGGTGAATGCCTTCCAGAGTCTCTATAAAAAGCTCACACGGCGGAGCGTCACAGCTTTCGGAAGCATAATGCATGACGCCCTTTTCGTAAGCTTCAACCGCCCAGTTCGGTACATACCAGTTACCATCACAGTCTTTTAAATCTCCATCGTACTGAAACGCTTCAATAACCACGGGTTTCTTTCTATATTTAGCCATAATATTTCCTCCAAATCTTAAAATTTATGCAAATCTCAACTGCCCATCTATATCTTCTTCCAAGCGGTCCGTCCGGTAATTCGGCAATCGCTTAGCAACACACAGCTCTTTCAGATTCGCCCTCACCAGTGCCGTAGGTATCGGCGGACAAACTGCATTCCCACATCGTCGCACCTGTTCGGCCCGGGGATATGCCTTTCCTTCGCAGTCTCGGTCAATTATGTAGTCTGCCGGAAATCCTTGACACCCATACAACTCCTTCGGCTCCAGCATCCGCAGACCAATATCAACAATCTGGTATTCAGTGCCGTATATAGTTACAAGACCGAATCTATCCTGCGCTGTGATCGTATCAAGCGGCTCTTTTATATCCTGTCCGGTGCCTGATCCATAATACTTTGTCAAAAAGGCTCTTACCTCTCCAAAATGTCCATCTCCAGCAGTGATCGTATGCAAAGGTTCCCGCATATCCTGTCCTGTTCCGCTTTTGTAAAACTTGCTGATAAAGGATGTCACAAGACCATAACGATTCGAGCTGTCCACTGTCATGATCGGATCTTCAATGCCCTGCCCGCGGACTTCATCTTTTGTTGTTTCTGAATGGTATTGAATCAGAATCGGCATTTTTATGTCTTCTGATTCGTCCTCGATGATGAACGGATCTGGATTATCCAGCACGAACTTTTTCACCCCTCTTGCGATTCGATCCATCGTCTTTCTGGCAAGCGGGCGCACCGCGCGGATCCCATACTTTTTCTTGATTTCTTCCGCTGTGTCAAAAACGCTTGGACACGGCAAGGAAAAATCGAGTTGTGTATATGCTCCAACATATGGTTTAAGAAGTCTTGCTTTTACCTTTTCGCTGTCTGCCGGCGCATGTGTCGGTTTTGGCCAGACAATCGGCTCACTGTCACAGCGAGCAATCAAAAAGAATCGTTTCCGCATGGTCGGTGCACCGTAGTCCGCTGCGATCAGCTCTCGGTACTGAACTTCATAGCCCAAATCCATAAGCTGCTGCACGAACTTCTCAAATGTCTTGCCCTGTTTGTTTTTGATTGGATGATGCCCGCGGTTTAATGGTCCCCACGTTTTAAACTCTTCTACGTTTTCTAGCATAATGACTCTTGGCCGAACCAGCCCGGCCCAGCGACAGGCAACCCACGCAAGGCCGCGAATAAACTTGTCCTTCGGCTTACCACCTTTTGCCTTGCTGAAATGCTTACAGTCCGGCGAGAACCATGCTAGGCCAACCGGATGCCCTTTGCACGCCTTTACCGGATCCACCTGCCAAACATCCTCGCAGTAATGCTCTGTATATGGATGATTTGCTTTATGCATCTTAATTGCTTCTGGATCATGATTGATGGCAATGTCGACACAGCAACCGGTTGCGTCCTCTATGCCAGTGCTAGCCCCTCCACCGCCTGCAAAATTATCTACTATCAGCTCACCGTTAATCATGGCATTACCCCCGTAATCTCCTAGCTTTACTCAACTTTCTCACACACTCTCTATGCATGTACAACACCGTCCCTCTCTTTGTCCTGATCCACTCTGCATCCCCATTGATCACCTTCTGGCAGATGCAGCAGACCGGGACGGATGTTTTCTTCGGATCATTCATCGGGTCTCCTCCGCGATCATTTGTTTAAGTTTCTTTTCAAGCGCCTCATTTTTAGCAATACGTCTTTTCACTGTTTCTGCTGCATCAAGACCATGCATCTTACACATTTCAAGATCTTGATGTTGATGGCGCGTATCATCCTGCACAATGCAGAGTAACAGCACCAATTCTTCCTCTGACATTATCTCTCTCTTGTCTTTTGCCAGCTGTTTAATTACTGACAACATCGCATCATAGCAAAAGCAAATTGCATCCTCTGCTATGCTGTCTCCGCCATAGTTCTCAAGCGTTGACTGCATATTTTCTCTCAAAGCCTGTTCCAGCTCTGTTTTTTTCAAATACATTTTGTCTCCTTTATCTTTTTCCATATTCCCGGATCAACTGTGCTGCTTTCTTCTGACCTTTTTCTTCCAGGAAGCTAATTACATAATCAATATCACACAGCTGCCCCCGCTTTTTCTGGTTCAGTCCGATAACCTCATCGATACTGTCCCAGGCAAATTCGATATCATATTTTTGCTTCAGGACTTCTGCATAGTCCCTGGCTGTTTCATACTGGCAACCAAACGGATCTATTGCATCCATCATATTGCACAGATTGATAAAAGCATCTTTCCACCTCAGCAGCCTGTCCTTTCCAAAGTGGAACTCCTGATTTAGCGAAAACATCACCGTTGGGGTGAATGTCGCCAATATTCGGTTTGCCAAGACCTGGCTTATCTCATTCGCCTTTTTTGCTGATACTTCCAGCGGAATGAAATGGGCATTTCTAACCCTGATCTCCTTCTTTAATTCTTCTATCCCGCCCCTTTCTACTATTTCCAGGGCATATTTGAGGCCATCCATCCTGGCCTGATAGGTTTTATCTCTTTTTATATTCATTTGTTTTCCTTCCTTTGTTGTACATGGTCCCTCCTTTCGGGCCGGGATTTGGAGGACATTTGATAGGTTCCCGGCCCTTTCGGTCAGTAGTATACTGGGTATAATAGATTGGGTAGTGACATATTCTGCTGACCACAAGTTTCTATATGTATCAGCCCTTTTTAGGGCGAGATACCAATTGTTTCCCTCTACGGGTTGGATCCGGACACAGCGCCGTTCCAGCGTATGCCGGTCTCCGGAAGCTTTCACTCATCGGTGATGGGTGCTTTTCCATATCGATCAGTTCCGCTTCTTTTCTTTTTCTGCCTTTTTCTCTATATTCTGCTCTAACCTTATGATCTTCCATATAGTCTCCTACAGGTAGCTGATCCCGTATCTGCTACGGAACGCTTCCCTGGCTTCTTTTTCTGTTTTTCCGCCTGCAACCGCATGTTTCTCCCAGGCAAGTTGTCCCATCATCTTGGACATTATCTCTGCCATTGGATTTCCATGGATCCGCGTAAGCACATCTCCTATGTTATGGCAGTTATTGCAGCACGGGATTTTCAGTCCGTCTTCCTCTGCCTTTTTCCTGTTCGGTCCTCCGATCAGGTGATGCTTTGCTTCAACTGGCCTGCCGCAAAACAGGCAATATTCGTTATATTCAGTTATTATTCCTTTTTTCATATTTCACTTGCGCATCCAGCTCTTTGGATGGTATAATCTCCTTGCATGATTTTTGATATTGAGTAAAGCCCCGGTTCTCCAATCCCATACCAGGGCTTTATTCTTTTTTATCTGGTTTCAAAAACAACCGGTACTGTCCGCCATGTTCCTGAATGGTCGGTACTATCTTTACATTTTCTTGCGCTCTTCTGCAATCATCGCAGATACTTCCTTCTCCCGGATCCAGAAAGCAGCCACATTTGCGGCATTTATTCCACTTCCTCATCTGCATGCCTGCCAAATGTTACAAAGTATGGAAATAAGCGCGATTGCCTCCATGATCCAGCAGCGATATTTCCAATCCTCACATGCTTCCTTTGCTCCATGGAAGAGCCGTCTATAGTAATCTGTATCCATCTCTACATTCCTTCCTTTTCTCAACTTGTCCACCAGGCCGCTCTTAGGCGGTCTTTCTTATGTATCCCATAGGCTTCATCATTGCATCCTGGCACTTTTGGGCTACTTCCCGGCGCTGCTCCGGCGTCAGAGACTCCATAGGTACATCTTTTCCGTCAACTTCTATGTAGTTGACAATCTCATACTTCTTTTTCACATAAGCGCCCCCTTTCTTCATTAAGCATATGCGCGGCTTTTTGTCCTTTTTCCGCTCGCTGGGTTAGGCTCTTTTTCTTTCTTCCGCAGATTCGCGGTCTAATCTTTCTTTAGCTGCCAGGATATCGGCAGCCGTTTTCATGACTACTACGCTATTAAAGTCCATACAGCGCAATTTCTTGGTTATCTCTACGATGGTTTCCCTTTTCTTGCTCATAGTGTTTTCTCCTTTCTCTTTTTGGAGTTGCGTATTGTTGTTATATTGCAATTATATGTTGGTTAGCATCATTTGTCAACGTATTTTTTGTAATTATCCAACATTTTTGTTGACAACCAACATTTTAATTACTATAATCAGCATATAAGGAGGTGCTATCATTGAAAGATAGGCTTAAGATTCTCAGGAAGGAACTTCGTTTAACTCAGCAAGAACTTGCTGATCGAGTTGGAATTTCTCGTGGAAACATTGCCGCGTATGAAGTTGGTAAAAATTCACCCAGTGATGCTGTTATTTCTCTAATTTGCAGGGAATTTAATGTAAATGAGGTATGGCTGCGTAACGGATCCGGATCTATGTTTCAAGAAAGATCAGAAGAAGACGAAATTAAAAGTCTTGTATCTTCCTTGCTGGATCCGAACAGAGATAAAATGTATGATGTGATCATCGAATTTATGAAGGTGTATACAAGTCTCAGTCCTAATTCGCAAAAAGCATTGAATGAATTGGCTGATAAGCTGCTGGAGAAGTTAGGTAAGCAGCAGGCTGCAAAGGAAGAAATCGATGTAGTCTCCACTCCTTTTGGAGACATACCGAAAAATCCAGAAGATTTAGAACGGTTGTATCCGCCAGTGGAACGGCCCGGACGCAAGACATCTTAA